ATCAATAGAAGCAGCGTTTTGACGAATGCTTGCACCTGCTGCCGCAAGACAGTTCGATTGGGATATGTTAGACACTGCTGTCTGACCAGTTGTTGTAAGTGAAGAAAGAGTTGCAGTGCTTACACCTGCAACGGAGTCAGGAGTAAAGGGATCCAGGTTAATCGCAAGAACCACGAATACTTCTCTGTCAAGAGGTGACAGATTCAAATCTACTTGTGTCTGAGCAAATGTGTTTGCTACTGTTTCAGCCGCTGAAAATCCAATACTAACGACGCTGCTTGTTGCTTTTAACCCGGTTGGCATGTAGTGTGCCATACTGCGGCGGTGTATAAAGTGCACCGTACATACCCTAGGATTATATCTTCCTTACCCGGCGAAGCCGGAACTCTATCACTTCACCCACCCCACCCTCCCGAATAGTATAGCCCTCCCTAATGAATCCCTATGCGATTCCTACTGGGGGGGGTCTCTTTTTGCGATATACATATATGATTGAAGCCTTTCGGCAGTAATATGAGACAAAAACTCATCACATTAGACCCAACAAGTTGGGATTTAGCCGCAAAAAAACCGAATTTCAGCCAGTGGGTACGCGACCAATTGCGGTCAGAACGCAATAAAATGAAAGTTGTTCGAGAAAATGAGTGGAAAGAGTGCGTATATCGTTGTGGAAGAGGGATGGTTCTTGGAATGGTGACTTGTTTATCTTGCAGAAAGGAGGAAGAAGAATGAGTGAGGGTAGTCATCATGAATATATTCGCATCGGATTGAAGATTGTTGGTTACATTCGAATTCGAAACAGTGGGGAAATTCTTTCTGTCTGGTTCAAAGAACCATATAATCAGTTATTTGTCCCACTTATCGACGATGAGTGAACTTACGAATTGAGAATACTTCCTTCACTGCAATGGCCTTGGCATACATCACAGGGTTTGTGATGGCGGTAATTGGATTATCAATAATTTCCTGGGCTGCACGTTGTAGATCCTGGTCACTTCGAAATGATGGGCCATCATCTTTGATTGAAATATCATGTTCTCTACATGCACAATCCAGCTGGTCTATGCAAGGATGTCTTCTCCTACTGCGTTTTAAACGACTTGCGGGAATTTTTTGGCCTGCAGTCCAGTTGGGACCACACCAATTGCCATGTATTTTAACCAGGGTAATCACTTCTTCTTCATTGCAGCCCTGGTTCGACGGTGAGCACGCTTCATCAAAGCAGAAATCTTAGTGCGCGGGTGAAGTTTCTTTAATTTCTTAAGTTCTATTCCAAACCTTTTGGAATATGCGGATACCTTTTTCTTCTTTTTTGGTGCTGGAACTAGGTTCTGTCTTTCAAATTGTCTGCCGAACCTTCTTGGACGACGTCCTTCAACTCTAGCCAGGGAATCTTCTAACGCCTGGTTCTGAGTTTTTTCGGCAACAAGGTAGATTTCTTCGGCTGCTGATTCCGGTTGATCCTGGCTGTCTAAAAATTCTATTAGTTCTCGGTCGATTTCTCTATTTGTTGGCATTTCAATCATCTCTTGTGGTGGAGGTGGAAGTGCTGGACCAATGAATATCTGTGATTGTTCATCTAATCGAGCCTGTAACTCGGCTTGTTCTGCCGGTTGCATTACTTTAACACGTGGTAATTGACCATCTGGCTTGCGCTTAGGTGGAAGTTTTACCTTTCCTGTACCCGTACCACCTCTAAACAGTGGCAAGAATTTACGGCCTTCCTCAACTAAACGGTCGATTTCCTTAGCGACTTCACCAAGAGAACGCACCATTCATACCACTTCAAGCAGATAGAACTTCAGACTGTACAAGTGCTGCAAAGATATCAGCGGTTGCACGAGCACGGTAACCATACATCTTACCGTTTATTGTTTTCAAGTTAACATTTCCAGTACCCTTGACTTGAACGAAGAAATCGTTTGTAGCAATAATCCCAATATAATCAAGAGTTGATGGTGGAGTTTCTAAGCCGATAGTTTGGAAAGCAACCCCATCAATAGAAGCAGCGTTTTGACGAATGCTTGCACCTGCTGCCGCAAGACAGTTCGATTGGGATATGTTAGACACTGCTGTCTGACCAGTTGTTGTAAG